CGACCAGGGCCTTCGTCACGTCCGCGTTGATCTTGAACGTGATGTCCTTCTCGCGGGCAATCTTGGTCAGCTCGCGCGCCGCTCGGGCAACCTCGCCGCGCATCCCCTGGTCGGTGATGGCAGCCGTGAACTTGATCTTGTAGATCGCCTTGTCGCGCAGGTCGGCGTTGAGGGCGCGCAGCGTCTTCAGCACCTCAGCCCGCAGGCCGGTGTCGCTGAAGTCGGCGGTCACCTTCAGCTTCGGCAGCCGCTTCTCAACCTTCTCCAGGTCGTCGCGGGCGTCCTGCCGGAAGTTCTTGGTGTCGGGGATCACCTTGACGGCGACCTTCCCGACGATCTGCGTGCCCGCCACCCGCTACCTCCGGTTGAGCTTGTTGAACAGGGAAGCCACCGTGGCCTTCACGGGCGCGGTGGTCTTGCTGCTGGGGCGCGGCCACGACGGCAACTTGGGCGGTCCCTTCTTGCCCCAGTTGCCGGTCGCTCGCGTGTTCTGGTTGATGGCGTCGTAGATGTCGGCAAGCAGGTGGCGGTCCTGCCCCCAGCCGAACGATTGCCGGCCGGCCGGTGACGCCAGCGCCGCAGTCAGCGACGTGTCTGGCAGCCTCGACACACACAGAAGGACAAGCGCGGGGGAAGGCCCCCGACCTGCGACCACCTCGGCAAGGTCAATGCCGAAATGGAACAGCAGGTCGGGGTACAGCCCTTCCCCATGCTCGTCGATCAGTTGGGCGAGGCTGAGGCTTCCCCCGCCTGCACGCCCTCCGCGTAGGTGGAGAACAGCTGCGAAAGCACCGTCAGGTCGCCGTTGATCTTGGCGATCAGCTGCTCAGCGTGGCCCTCGGATGCGGCGACCAGGCGGATCGTGCGCTCCAGGATCGCAACCTCGTCCTTCTCGCTGTCGGCGTCCAGCTCGGCCTGCATGCCGGTCAGCTGGGCGCGCTTGTCCTTCGGGAGGCGCAGCGGATTCACCAGCTTGCACACGTCGAACGGGTCGTCGCCGTAGCGAACCTCGGTGTCGGCGTACTTGGCTTCGGCTGCGGCTCGAATGTCGTCGAGCGTGAACTTGGACATGAGTGGCGGACTCTCCTTCATGGGTTGGGCGCGGACTCAGGGCAGGTTGGACCCGCCCCCCGAGGAGTCCGCCAACACTCGGGGGGCGGGTGGTCAAGCTGTGGATCAGGTAGCGGCCAGCGGGGTGACCGCGTACGTCCACGTGTTCGTGCTGTACTTCAGCGGCTTCACGCTGAGCGGCAGGCCGGCCAGCGACTCGGTGTCCGCAATCGACAGGTCGTCGCCACGGAACACCTCAGCCTTGGGCGCGTAGAAGGCGAAGTGGTTGTCGCCGTCCACGAACACCGCCAGGAACGCGACCTCGGTGGGGGTCGGGTTCTCATGCACGCCGAGCGTGCCGTCACCGTTGGTGACCATGTTGGAGCCGTAGTACAGCTTCAGCGAATCCTCGTCGAACTGCTGAAGGGTGAACGCCATCGACTCGGTGCGCGCGCTGTACTTGGTGCGCAGCGTGCTGTTCTGGAGGGTGGCGATGGTGGTCGCCTCGCCGCCTTCGGAGCTGATGGAAAGGATGTCCTCGATCGAGGTGTGACCCACGGCCTCCCACGGGGATGCGGGGGCGAGCAGGTTCGTCGGCAGCGCGGTGCCAACGGGGGCGATCAGGTAGTTGCCAGCGCCAACCACGAGGGTGGCGTCGTCAATGAGCACGAAAGTGTCTCCTTACGGTGCGAGGGGGAAGGGCTTCACGGAGGGCTTGCGAATCTCGACGCGGTACTGCGTCTCGTAGCGGAACACCCCAACGGGGAGGTCGGCGTACTGCACTGGCCCCGTGGCGGTAGCCCAGTCAGTCACCCGGCGCGGCCTGTCGGTCATAACGACCTTGGTGATGTGCCCCCTCATGGGGAGCACGACGTTCACGCTGTCGCGCAGTACCACGCGCACAGCCTCAGCGAGCAGGCCGGCATCCTCGTCGGCGTTGGGGCCGTCGCAGAACGTGTGAATGGTGAGCACGCCCGCGTCAAGGAAACGCGGATCGCCGTCCCACTCACCCCACGCCCCGGACGATCGCACCAGCACGAACGGGAAGTCTTGGTTGGGCTTGATCAGTGACCCCACCTGTACTGCGAGTCGATCACGCAGCAAGGCCAGGGCCAAGTCTTCGATGGGGCTCATTTCTACGAGTGCAAGCACCTCGTCTGGCAGGGAGCTAGTAGTCAAGCTTCACCTTCGCCCTCCGCTTCTTGCGCAGCTTCATCGCCTTGTGCAGGATGAACAGGCCCTCCATCGCACCCACCTTCACGGTGGTGCCGTCAGCCTTCGTGTACTCGCCAGCGGCGCGGCCGAACTCAATGGAGAGGGCGGCCTTCTGGCCTCGCTCGTCCGACAAGATCAGGTAGCGGTCGATGCGGCCGATGTCGATTTCGATACTGGCGTCACCGCTCACGCGATGCTCGATCAGCTCCTTCTCGGCGCGCACAGCGGCCTCGAACACGAACTCGTCCATCCAGTCGGCAACGCCGTCCTGCATGGCGATGTACTGCTGAATGGGGCGACCGCCCACCCGGCGATAGATGTCAGCCACTGGGCCGCTCACGAATGTCGATCGACCAGTGCCGGTTGTGTCGGGTGCCGTGGTGGTAGGAGGGCGGGGTCACCACATCCCACATGCGGCCAGCCCATTCGATGCGCGCCCACAGGTCGATGTCCACAACGTCGTGGCGCACCAGCATGCGGGTCACGTTGATCGCCTGCTGACCAGGCACCTCGGCCTTGGCGGAACGCTGCGGAATGAAGGCGGCTGTCACCATGATCGGCTCGGTGTTGGTGTCGACCATGCGCTGCTCGTTGCCGCGATTGTCGACCGACACCATCGACGGCCACACCTTCACCAGCTGGCCCCGCCTGCGCTGCACGCTCACCAGGGATCCTCCCCGGCGAACATGCGCACCGGCTGGTTGCTACCAGGGTCGGGCACAGTGCCCACCAGGGGGCTGCGCTCGGAGCGGGTGTGTGCGTACATGCCCACCGTGGCGAACCCGTCGCCCCGGCCGGCGATGGCGCGCAGCATCTTGATTTCGCGCTGCGTGAAATAGGCGGACCCGGCGTCGTGGCCGCGATCCGTCCAGGCCAGCGTCTCGTCGCCCGCGCGAGACTGGGTGAAGCCGTCGTGGTTCTTCATGTGCCGAACCGCTGCCCGCAGAATCAGGTTCTGCACAGAGCGGGGGGTCACGGCCTGCGTGGTCCAACTGGCACGCCCATTCAGGCGGGCCTCGTCGGAAAGGTCGTCGAGGGCGCCGGCAGCCTCGCGCGTTTCGTCCTCGTCCATCACGAACGGCAACCGCTCGATCAGGTCGTCTACGGTGACGAGTGCTTCCATGCAGTCTCCTCGGGTGCGCGTGAAGCGCGGGGCCAGCGGTTACGCCTCAGCGTGCGCAACTTGGCCCCGCGCCTCACCTCAGGGTTGATCAGTCGGTGTCGGTGCCGATGTCCACGGAGGTCACGTCGGTGATGCCCGTGATCGTCTCCAGCTCGGTGTTGGACACGTTGACCGCGAACTGCGACCCCATCGTGACCTTGACGGCGCGCACGAAGTGGTTGTCCTCGGAGATGAACGCCTGGTCCGTGCCGTCCCGGCCCACCAGCGGGTCGTCCACGTAGCGGAAGCCCTTGTAGGTGTTGAGGATCGAACGGTCCTGCATCCGGGTCGAGTCGTAGTCGCGGATCCAGCGGAGCGCGATCCCGTTGTACGACGCGGTGGCGCCGAACGGAACCGACTGCGGAACGCTGGGGGCGCCCGTGGCGAAGATGAACGCCGAGTCGACCATCGCAATACCGACGTTGGCGGTCAGCTCGTCGGCCGACACGAACTCGAAGCCGAAGCGGCGACCCAGGCTGGCCTCGCGCAGCGCGCTGACCGCCTCGGCCTCACCGACGTTGCTGGCGAGGTTCAGCTTCTCGTCGACAAGCAGCTCGTTCTCGAAGTCCGAGCCCACCAGGATGGTGCGCTGGCCGGGGACGCGCAGCTTGTTGAAGATGGTGCGCAGACGGATCAGCGACTTGCGCAGGTTGCCCTCGTCAAGGGTGACCTCCACCTCGAACGGGGCGTCCTCGGCGGCAGCGGTCGCCTGGTACTCCAGGCCGCGACCGATCGCCTCGGTCTGCTTCGTGGCGAGCTTGGCCCAGCCGTCGAAGTCCATCTCGTTCTGCTCGTCCGTCAGCTTGACCGCCGAGTAGATGTCGCCGCCGAACTGGACGGGCACCTTGCGCTCGGTGTACTCGTCGAACTGAATCTCGGTCGAGCGGTTGTTGCGCCACCCGTACGAGCGGTAGGGGAGGACACCTTCGACAACGACGTTGATCGTGTCGTCCTTGGCGCCTCGGTACTGGTCGATGCCCTCGCGCCGGAAGACGGCGGGGACAATCAGCTGCTGCTCCAGAGCCGCCGCCGCCGTGGCGACGATCTTCTCCGGCTTGACAGGGGTGTGAGCCATGTGTGGCTATGCCTCCTCGGCATGACAAAGCGCCCCTACCGCGACGTGATGCCGGGTTGGGGCGCTAGAAGTGGTTGGGTCAGTAGCGGCGCATGCGCGCCTTGCGTGCCGCCTCGGCCGGATCGAACGTGCCGCCGTCGCCGTCGTCGCTCGGATCCAGTCCGCCACCCAGTTCGTCAGGGGCGGGCGGGTTGGATACGGTGGCGTACTTGGCGAGGATCTTGGCGTGAGCCTCCAGCTCCTCGCGGGTGTTGCCGTTGAACGACTTCAACGCAGCGCCCAGATCGTCGGGCAGGCCGTGCCGCAGGGCGATGTTCTCCACCAGCAGGTCGCGGGCGTCCGAAGCGTTAGCCGCCTTGATCTGGTCGATCGCGGCAGCCACCTCCTCCGGCGTCTTAGCATCGGCCAGCTTCTGCTCGGCCTCGCGCAGTCGGGTCCGATACTTGGCCTCCGACTTGCGCACCTTCTCCAGCGCCTTCAGCGCGTCCTCGTGCGACAGCGTGCTGTCGTCACCGTCCGCATCCTCCTGCTCGCCGGCAGGGGGCTCCTCCGTGGTGGGGTCCGGCTCCTGGCCGTCGACCGTCTCGGCAGGGGGCTGCTCGTCGCTGCCGCCGTCCTCGCCCTCAGCCTCCATGCGGAGGTCGCCGTACAGGGCGCGGTTGCGCTCCATCACGGCATCAAGGTTGAACGGCTCGCTGGGGGTGTTGAACATCGGGGTGCGCCTCCAGGGCGTGAAGGTGACCGCCAGGGTCACGCTGTGGGGGGTGGCCGGAACTGGCGGCGCCACACAGAGAGCGCAGCCTTGCCGGCAAAGCCTCGGGTGACACGGGGCCACTCCTCGGCGTACCGCCTGTTCAAGGCGAACAGGTCGGACGATTCGTACTGGTCTTCCAGAAAGACCGGGACCGCAACACAGCGGCAGTTGTCGTGGTACTTGTCCACGTCGGCACGGTCGCCTGCGCTGGCCCGCGTCTTGTAGACGGCGCCACGCGAAAGCAGCATGGCGCACCACCCGCACGGTGTTCCCGTCTGCGAGTAGCGCGCCCAACCGAGCACACGCCCGTCGTATTCGCCCAGGCTGTACGGCAGGCCGCGTGCCGCGTTCATGGAGATGCGCGCAGCGGCAGCGGCGGAGCGCCGGGCAGCCTGCTCGGCAGCCTCGCGGCGGGCAGCGTCCGCGTCGCGGGCCGCCTGCTCGTCGTCGATCGCCTCCAGCTTCTTCTCCAGAAGCGTCGGGCCGAGAGCATCCAGAATGCGCTGGGCTTCAGCCTCAGCCTCCTCGTCGAGGCGGCGAAGCTCCTCCTCCAGCTCCCGAAGCTCCTCCAGCAGGATCGAGTCGTCGTCGTCCACCGGGTCAAGCTCGGGTGGATCCTCGTCAACTTCGACAATCTCGCCAGTCTCCGGGTCGACCGGCTGGGCCGACACCGGCAGCTGCGTCTCGTCGAGCCCGCCCACCACTTCGGCGTCGATCGCATCCACAACCTGCTCGAACTGGTCGCGCAGATCGTCGAGGCGCACCGTGCCAAGCTCGTCCGGTCGGGACGGATCCTGCACGGTGGCCCCGGTGCGAAGCGCCCGCACCAGCCGGTAGTAGGCGAGTGCCAGCCGGGTGGCGAGTGTGCGTCGCCGCGTCACCAATCCCAGCATCGCCGTCAGGTAGCTGCGGGCAGCCCCCGAAGGGGGCTCCTCGTCCCACAGCACCCGCACTTCGACGATGGTGCGATTCGCCATCTGGTTGAGCGCCCAGTAGTAGACCAGCTCGACGCGATCAGCCTCAGCCACGCGCGCCGGGGTCGTCATGCGACCGTCTCAGCCGCCTGGCGGAACTGCGGCCTTGCCGGCGCCGCCCTGGTGGCGGCACGCGCGAGCGCCAAGTCCGGGGACTCCTCCTCGTACATGGCCTCCCACGTGCCCAGCTCGGTCGCGGTCACACCCGGCACGCGAGCCCACAGGCCACGCTTCGGAATGCCCAGCGACTCGGCCAGCTTGCCGAGCGCGTCGCCGGCCTGAGCGAGCGAACGCTGCTCCATGTCGCGCCAGACCACCTCACCCGCGTAGTCGTCGGCCCCGTCACCGGCACCCAGCTGGGCGGCGATGCGGAACACCCGCTCCCACGATTCACCGAATGCGGAACGGAACTCTGCGACACGGCGGGAAAGCGCAGTCTCCGCAGCCACCAGAGCCTCGGCCGACAGGTTCGCAATCTGGCCGAGCAGGTGGTGGGGCGGGGTCTGCGACAGTGAGGCGATGTGGCGGAACGCCAGCTCGATGGCCTCAATGAACCCATTCAGCGGCGTCTCGTCGAGGGTGCCGAACTTGGTGTCCTCGTCCTCAGCCCAGAACACCCGTCGCGCCGACAGGTTGATGTCTTCCGGCACCACGTTGCCGTTCGAATCCAGCACCGGCACCCATTCGACAATCTGCTCCGGGTCGGTCGTCTCGTTGCCCTCGGCATCCAGGCCCTTGCGCTTGATGGGCGGCGCCATGCCGCTGATCGTCCGCACCTTGAACGAGGCGAACGACTGCACAATCAGCAGATCAAACACGGTCTGGTTGATGCGATTCTGGAGCGGAATCATCGGCTCCACCACGCCCCAGGTGCGGCCCTCCAGGTCGATCACGGCGGCGAACCGGGTGACCGGGCATTCGTCGGCGCCGTGCGCCTTGCCGGCGTTGCAGGTGACACCCTTCGACAGGTCGGCGGTCGACTTGAAGGTGACCGCGTACTCCTTCTTGGCATCCCACATGCGGGCGCGGCCCGGACGGATCGTGTCGCCGGAACCAGTCGGCCACTGGGTGACATGGATCGCCACCACAGGGGCGTCGTCGTTGGCCGGATCCTCGTACAGCGCGGTGGTGCGCAGCGGGGACAGGCCCTTCGAGCGCACACCGGAGCTGATCTTCTCTGTCAGCACAAACGAGTGGCCGAAGCCGAGGGCGGCGCGGTACACGGCGGCCTGCCGTGCATCCAGCCGCGACTTCTGCCAGTGATCCCATTCGGGCTGCACCGCAGCCGTCGAAGCCGACTGGCCGGCCACATCATCCGAGCTGCGCCCCTTGCGGAACGAGTCGACATACATGGCCTGTGCCGGCGTGCCCACGATGAAGCCCATCACGTTGGTGATGGACCGCTCAGCGAGCATCTTGTACTCGTGGTCGGCGGACTCCGGCATGTACGGCTGGTCCTGCTCGCCGCGCAGGTACTCGTCGATGCGCAGCAGGCGCTCCTCGCGGTCATGCACTAGCACTTCGAGCGCGCGGCGCGCGTATTCGATTGGCGTAGCCACTAACTAGCACACTCCCGTCAGAAGAAGAACCCGTTGCCTGTGCGCTCCTTGCGCCGCTTGGCCTTGGTTCGCAGATCGTGGAACGCCTCGTAGGCCAGCATGAGCGCCGCATACAAGTCGACCTTGCGGGGCGACTCGCGCGACTCTTTGCCGAACGAGACGCCATAGTTGTTCTCGCGGC